CATTTGGTATCACATGGGGCTGTGTGCAGACAACAGTGATGATGTTGAAGAACGTTTTGTTCGAACGTTAGCAACTGGTTTGGTTTGTACGTTTTTAGAAAACGAGAAACTACTGACTTATTTAAAGGAAACATTACATGCTGACCGCTCTAATTGATGCGGATATCTTGGCTTATCAAGCAGCTATATCTTCTGAAACATCTGTACACTGGGGAGATGGCCTTTGGACTTTACATGCGTATGAGGATGACGCAAAGGCTCATTTTGATTCCATCCTCGATAACATCAAAGACGCTACTAAGTGTGACCACGCAATCTTAGCCTTCTCTGACAAAGAGAATTGGCGCAAAGCGATCCTCCCTAGCTACAAATCTAATCGTGCGAATGTTCGGAAGCCAATGCTACTTCCATTTCTAAGAGAATATGCGGACAAAAAATATAAGTGTTTTGTTCGAGAGGAATTAGAAGGCGATGATGTGCTCGGAATCCTAGCCACTGATGAAGACTTAGTAACTGGTAACAAGGTGGTCTGTTCTATCGACAAGGACTTCAACACAATTCCAGGACGACATTACAACTTCAAACATAATGAGTTCTTTTTTATCTCCCCGCCTATGGCTGACTACTACCATATGCTCCAGACGCTTACCGGAGATAGCACGGATGGTTACTCAGGATGTCCTGGTTGTGGTCCTGTAAAAGCAAAGAAACTTCTTGAGCCAATGGCTGAACATAATTTCGAAAGTAGAAAAATGTGGGACGTTGTTGTGAAGGCATATGACAAAGCCGGACTCAGTGAAGAAGAAGCGTTAACACAAGCAAGGGTGGCTCGTATTTGTCGGGCTGAAGATTATGATCGCAAATCTAAAAAGGTAAATTTATGGGAACCTCCCGTGACCGACAAGTCGCCGGAAGCCATTACCGCTTAAGTGCAATGCAGCCTTGGGACATCATCGATGCCTGGGGTCTCAACTTTTGGCAAGGCAACATTATTAAATATGTTCTTCGCGCTCCCTACAAAGGGGGCGTTGAAGATTTTGAAAAAGCAAAACATTATTTGGAATTTTTAATTGAAAACTATGACCGACTTTTCCCTAAGAGCACAACTAATAACAAGAAGAACCTACAACCGACCAAAGGACGACGACGGAAAAAACTTTGAATCATGGGCCGAAACAGTTGACCGTGTGATTGGACACCAGCGGTGGCTGTGGGAACGAGCAAAAAATGCAACACTGACGGAGCCAGAATTAAAAGAGCTAGATGAGCTTAGGACCTTAATGCTTGAACGTAAGATGCTAACAGCGGGTAGGACGCTGTGGCTCGGTGGCACAGACGTAGCTAAAAGTAGAGAAGCCTCACAATTTAATTGTTCATTCACTCATGTAGAAACAGTACAGGATGTTGTGGATGTTTTATGGTTGTTGCTACAGGGATGCGGTGTTGGCTTCCGTCCTATCATTGGCGCACTTACTGGGTTCCGTAAGCCAATAAAAAATATCCGCGTAGTGAGATCTACAAGAACGGCTAAGGGTGGTAAACAAGACAACGTTGAAAAGTTTCACAAAGGTGTGTGGACTATAAAGGTTGGTGACTCTGCGGAAGCGTGGGCGAAGTCAGTTGGTAAGTTGTTAGCGCACCCGTATTCTGCTGAGGAACTTGTCCTTGATTTCTCAGAGATCAGACCCGCCGGAGATAGACTTAAGGGTTATGGGTGGATCTCATCTGGCGATGAGTCTATTGCAAAAGCATATACCGCTATTGCAGAAATATTAAATAAGAGAGCCGGAAGTTTACTTCAGCGGATAGACATCCTCGATATTGTTAATTGGTTAGGCACAGTCCTATCTTCGCGTCGTTCTGCCGAGATTGCTTTGTTTAACTACGGCGAAGATGAGTGGGAAGAGTTTGCAGTAGCTAAGAAAAATTATTGGGAAGGAAACATCCAACGAGCACAGTCAAACAATTCATTGTTGTTTAAACAAAAGCCAAGCCGTGAAGAATTAGAAAATATCTTTCATATGATGGTTGAGTCTGGAGGATCTGAACCAGGCTTTATTAATGCTGAAGTAGCATCTCGTCGTGCTCCGTGGTTCAAAGGGGTTAATCCGTGCGCTGAAATTCTATTAGGAAACCGGAGTTTTTGTAATCTATCGGAAGTAGATGTAGGTAAATTTAAAGGAAATTCTTTTGCACTAAGACGTGCGGTTGAGATAGCAGCTAGAGCAAACTATAGACAAACCTGTGTCGATCTACGGGATGGCATCTTACAAGAAGCATGGCATCTTAATAACGAATTCCTCAGGCTATGCGGAGTTGGCATTACAGGTGTTGTTCGTCGGCCTGATCTCTCGGCATATGATTATGAGGATCTAAAGCGTACAGCTACGTCTGGTGCATATAGCATGGCTGATGAGCTTGGTTTACCTCGACCAAAGAACGTCACGACAATTAAGCCCAGTGGTACAGTAAGTAAAATTATGGATACCTGTGAAGGTGTTCACAAGCCATTAGGTAAGTACATCTTCAATAACGTTAACTTCTCTAAGCATGATCCGTTGGTTCCCTTGTGCCGATCTTCTGGCTACAAAGTAATTGACAATCCTACAGATCCAGAAGCTGTGTTGATTACCTTCCCTGTGCAATGGTCAGACGTACCGTTTGAGCGTGTGGAAAAAGACGGGATGGAAATTGAGGTTAACCTAGAGTCAGCGATAGTGCAGCTAGAAAGATACAAGATGCTGATGAAGTCTTGGTGTCAGCAAAACGTATCGGCAACAATTAGTTATTCTGCTGACGAAGTGCCAGAGATCATCGACTGGTTGCTAGATAATTGGGATAACTATGTTGGTGTTAGTTTCTTGTTTCGGGCTGATCCAACTAAGTCAGCTAAAGACTTAGGCTATCTTTACCTACCGCAAGAAGTTGTAACTAAAGAAGCATATGACGCATATGTGGCTAATTTACAGCCTATTTCTTTAGACGAAGCCAACTCATTAATTGAGATTGAACAGGACGAATGTGCCACAGGTGCTTGTCCAATCAAATAATTACCTTGCTTAATAGGAGAACTAAATGGTGAAAACCACTAGTGCCTCTCGTAAATTTCCAGTTGTTCCTAAAGAATTACTGGATGAACTAGAGACTCGATTCCCAGATTTGATGCCAGAGTTTAGTGACTCGGTAGATGATATTAGGTTTAAGCAGGGGCAAATCTCCGTCATTCGTTTTTTGAGAAGCACTTTCAATAATCAAAATAAAAACATTTTGGAGACTAAATAATATGTGTGCAGGTCCATTAAAACCTAAAACACCCCCCATGCCACCACCCCCAGCACCACCGCCACCACCAGCACCTGCGGCTCCTATTCCAGAGCTAAAGAAGTTTGTGGATGAGGATGGGCCAAAGGATCCAATGGGTCGTCGTCGGGGTCGCAAAAAGCTACGCATTGACTTAGCTGATGCAAGCTCAACAACTACCGAAGGTACGGGACTCAACATTCCGACAACATAAGGAAAGTAGGGGATGGATTACAATATGACATGCTCTGCTGTCTATGCCCAGCTAGAGACAAGGCGACAGCCTTTTCTAGATAGGGCTAGAGACTGTGCGGAGATAACCATCCCGTCCCTTTTGACGCGAGATACTCACTCAAGCCATAGTCGTTTATTGACACCGTGGCAAGGGATTGGAGCTAGAGGTGTAAATAATTTAGCCTCTAAGCTCCTCATCGCGCTCCTTCCTCCGAACGCTCCATTCTTCAGATTAAGTATTGACGACTTTGCTCTCGAAGAATTGACCCAGCAACAGGGCATGAGAGCTAAGGTAGAAGAAGGATTGAATCGTATTGAGCGATCAATCATGAATGAGATCGAAGCGTCTGCGTTGCGGGTCGGAGGGTTTGAAGCTCTTAAACAGCTTCTAGTTACGGGAAATGTCCTGTTATACCTGCCAAATGAAGGTGGTGTACGGGTATTCCGTTTAGACAGATTTGTTGTTCGTCGTGACCCGATGGGCAATGTTCTTGAAATTATCACTAAAGAGAGTGTTTCCATTGAGACACTTGAGGATGATGTAAAAGAACTGATTGTTGGTAAAACCAACGAAGACACAAGCTCAAGAAATAAAAATGTAGATTTGTTTACTCACGTTTATCGTGATGACAACAAATGGAAGGTATACCAAGAAGTAAAAGGCATACGATTGCCTGGCACTGAAGGTTCCTATCCTCTCGATAAAAGTCCGTGGATCCCCGTGAGATTCACCAAGATTGATGGTGAAGACTATGGTCGAGGCTATGTAGAAGAGTATCTAGGTGACTTAAAGTCACTTGAGGGACTCACTCAATCAATCGTTGAAGGATCTGCTGCTGCATCTAAAGTCCTGTTTTTGGTAAATCCCAATGGCGTTACCGATATGGCAGAACTAGCTGAGTCAGACAATGGAGCTTTTGTAGAGGGAATGGCTACTGACGTATCCACTATCCAATTACAAAAATATAATGACTTCAGAGTTTCTTTAGAGACAGTCAGTCAGATTAACGAGCGTCTTTCTTTTGCATTTCTCTTAAACTCTGCGGTTCAACGCAGTGGTGAAAGGGTTACTGCTGAAGAAATACGGTATATGGCTAACGAATTAGAGTCGGCTCTGGGGGGCATTTACTCAATTCTTAGTCAGGAATTTCAGCTACCGCTAGTAAAGCGGTTGATGTTCCAGATGGAGCGACAAAAGAGATTGCCAACTCTACCGGATGGTGTTGTTCAACCAGTCATTGTTACTGGCTTGGAGGCACTTGGTCGAGGTAACGATCTTAATAAACTCCAGATGTTCTTTGAATCTGCTGCTGGCATTGCCCAGCTTCCTCCGGAAATCAACAAGTCCGATGCTCTGCTCCGCACAGGGGCTGCCTTAGGCATTGACATGAAGGGACTAGTAAAATCTCAAGAGGATATTCAAGCTGAAATGCAAGCAATGCAACAACAGGCTATGATGGATACTGTTGTTGATAAAGGTACTGGGCCAGCCATTAACGCTATGGGCGGTATGGCAAAAGAGAGTATGGCACAAGGTAACACCCTTGATCCTTCCTCGATTGACCCAGAGATGATTCAACAAGCAATGGAAGGTATAAGCAATGCCGAAGGCTAAGAAGCCTACGGCTCAAGCTGAAGAGACACCTGAGGTAACCTCTAAACAGGAGGAGCCTCAGGCTGAATCTAAAGAAGAGCCAAAGGTAAATCAAAACAGGACCAAACCTGGGACATACAAGACTAGTTTTGGTCTAACGGTAGAATGGTTCTAAATGGTCGATAAAGTAATTGTTCCTGGAAATCAGGAAACGGAAGATCCGAAACATGTTGAAGCAATGGTTGCCAAGGCTGAGGCTGCGTCTGAAGCTCCTGTGGATCAGGATACTGGTTCGCTTAATGTAGATGACCGTCCTGAGTGGCTCCCAGAAAAGTTCAATAGTGCCGAAGATCTGGCGAAAGCCTACTCCGAACTAGAGTCAAAATTAGGTCAACCTAAAGAAACTACTCAAAATGAGTCTAAAGCTGAACAGCCATCTGACAATGATGTTGCTCAGGAATTAGATTCGCGTGGGTTAGACCTTCAGGAATTCTCATCTGAGTTTAGTGAGAAAGGTGAATTATCTCAAGACTCTTATGAGAAGTTAGAAAAAGCAGGAATAACTCGGAACATCGTGGACCAATACATTGATGGTCAACAGGCTCTCGCGGCCCAATACGAGTCCGATGTGATGTCTATTGCTGGTGGTAATGAGGGATTTTCAGAAATGACTGAGTGGGCTAGAAGCAACCTCAGCGAGAATGAAATCTCAGTTTACAACCGTGCAGTCGACTCAGGCGATATTGAGCAAGCTAGGTTAGCAGTAGCGGGTGTATATCAGAAGTTCTCCGCAGCTAGACCTAATGAGCCAAGCCTACTTCGAGGAAACACCGCAGGTCCAAGCGCAGGTGATTCCTATGAGTCTGTCGCTCAGTTAACTAAGGACATGAGTACCCCTGAGTACAAAAGTGATCCGGCGTTTCGAGCTAGGGTTCAACAGAAGTTAAGTCGCTCTAACATCCTCTAAAGATGGCCCCCTTGTGGGGCCTTCCACCACACTGCGTCTCTACGCGGTGGTGACGCTTACTGAACTACCACACAACTACTTGACCCTCTGCGGAGGATAATCCTGTTGTGTCTG